CGCCGCTTGGCTTGCCTCCGTCTCCAGACGTATCTCCATCTGGCTCCCGCATCTCAGCGTCGCCCTCACCGTCAGCACTCTGCTGTCCGTCTCCGTCTGGTTGTCCTTGTGGTTGCTGTGGTTGCTCACGATGCTCTCCTGTCCTCAGTTGACGCTCCACCTCTCTGGCTAGGGCGATTACGTCTGTTGTTGTTTTGCATCCGCCGACGGCAGACACCCAGTTTTCAAGCGCGGCACGCAACTCAGCGTCGAGCAGGTCAAGACACTGGCCACACGTATCGCCGCCGTAGTCCTTGCGCCCTTCCCATGTGAGTGCCACGGCACTGACGAACTTGTCGTCACGCAGACGTGCGTCACCCGCTGGCACGTTGTCCAAGAACTCCTGATTGACCGCATCAGACGTGGCCACGAGGTTGCGCTGTGCGCCGGGATATTCCTCGATCACACGACGCTCCAACCACACGTCCTCCAACGCGTTGTGGATGGCACGCAACAGGTTGTTCTTGGTGCGCTGACACTCCTGACCAAACACCTGCAAGGCGTCGAAGTCTGTGTGCCGCACATGCCCTGCCTCGTGATCCACGTAGCCGCGAATGACATCAGCAGTGCCGTCGCTGACATCGCCAGTCAAATCGAGCGATGGCAGAATGATTGTTGATCCGTCAGTACACGCTTGCTCACCTTGGAACACGACGTTGACGCTTTGCTTGCGCCCGAAGACGCTTGAGGTCTTGCTGACCTCGTGTGTAAATAATTCACCTTTCATGTGTATAATCTCCCTTAGTTGAACACACGGTTTACGATGCCTGTGAGAACCGCACGGTCTTGAACAGACGCACGGTCAAGCACGGTCATAGCGACCGCCTCGTCGACAGCTTTGGATTGCTTGCTTGCAGGAAACACCTGCGTGAACATCACGATGGCCTCGGCCATGTCCAAGTAGCCACGCGGTGTAATCGGTTGCATGACCTTGCTCGTCTTGAACGCCTCGATATGCTCGGTCACGTACTTGTTGACCTTGTCGAGCATGTCCTTGGCAAGCGAAGGCACGCGCTTGGTAATCAGACGCTTGCGCTCGGCCTCGTTCAGATAGTCGATGTGCGCCCACACGGTGAACCGATCAAGCATGGCCATACTTTGCGGACGCGCACCCTGATACATGCCAAACTCGTCGCCCTGCCCAACGGTGTTGCCAGTCGCAAACATGCGGAACATGCGGTGCGGCTTCACAATGCGGCCACCGTCCTCGGTCAGCATCAAGCCGTTGCCCTCGAACACACGTTGCATCACATACGCAACGTCTGGCCTCACGAAGTCCAACTCGTCAAAGCATGCGATGTATGGGCCAGACAGCATCTGCGGCAAGATACCGTCGACGAACTTGCTCACGGTGGTGCCACCCTCTTGCACAAGCGTGTCACGACCAATCAAGTCCATGCGCGTGATCTCGCTGTCGAAGTTGACACGCATGAACGGCCAACCCAAGAACGCGGCGACCTGCTCCACGAGCGTGGTCTTGCCCGAACCAGAATGGCCATGCAGATACGTGCGCTTGTTCGACAAGATCGAGTACAGCACACGCAAGAGGTCTGTGCCTCTGAACACGTAGTCTGCGTCCTTGCTTGGCACATGCGGGTGCGGTGCATCCCACTCCCACACTGGCACGTCGAAATCGAACGACTGAGCCGCAACGCCCTTGATGCCGAACACATCCTTGGCTTTCGCGGTCTTCACACGACCTGTCGGGATGTCATCGCCCACACTGGCTTCAACCACCTGCGGTATCGCAGACAGCGATGCGGCCTTGGCCTTCTCGGTGGCGTCGTTCAACTCGCCAATCAGCTTGCCAATCGGTGGCAGACCCGCTTGCGATAACGCGAGGTCAATCAACTGCGTGTCGGCAGGTGGATTGTAGATCGCAGACGGTGCAGGTGCCTCTGTGACCTCGCCTGCAAGGTGCTTGAGGACGTCGTCTGCGGCCATCTGGGCGAACTTGCCCAAGTCCTTGCTCTCTGGCCCTTGTGTGCGAGCGTTGAGCATTGCCTGTATGCCGTTGATGGTCAGAGCAGGTGCGTCGATGGCCGTCACCATCGCGTCAAGCACGTCCTCGCTGTCGTGGCCTTGGCTCACGCAGTGATCGTGGATGTCGATGTAGTCTTGCAAGCCGAAGTCGGCGATGTTGTAGCCCATGGTTGGCTCCTGTGTGGTTGAGAGGTCGTTGTACGTCTGCTGTGCGCTGACGATGCCCGTCGGGCGACCGAAGGCGTATCCAGTCTTGGATGTGGCAGATTTTTCACCGCCTTCGTCTGGGGCTACGATAGCGTCGCAAACATCGCGTGCGGTGATGCGACCGTCGATCAGGGCGCAAAGCGTGTCCTCGTCCAAGCTATCGCGCAAGCCAGATACCGTGGGACGTGGGTTGATTTGGTCGGACGCAGTGCCAACGAGCGGACTGTCGTCGAACGTGGTACGCACGTCGATTGACGTGATGTCCTCGGCCAAGGTGGGTGTTGCCAAGTCGCGCAGGGCTTTCCTGCGGTCGTTGAACGTGTCAATGCGTAACGCATCGAGCAATGAATGGTTCGTCATTGCGGCGGCTCCTTCTGTTTCGAGTTCTGGACAACGAAATTGCCCATCGTATAAGTTCCTTCGGAATAACGCGTACACACCTGTGCGTGTTGTAGTGACACCTCTCGGTGTGTATAACCTGCGTTACACGATGCAGTCAACTCCCTTTCGACACCTTGCGGCACCTGTGGGTGTAATCTGCGAACGAAAAAACGCCGCAAGCGTTTAAGCCTGCGACGTCTGCGGGTGTCTGCGAGGAAGTTCATCAGATGCCCTCGTTGTAGCGAGACAGCATGGCCTCGGCCTTTGCGCGTGAGCGCAAGACCTCGGTGATGTACCCGCTTGTGATGTGAACGATTGCCCAACCGCGTGGGTGCGAGCGAAGCTCGTAGTTGTCCCACATGCCTAGTCCACCCATGGCATGAAGATGCACTCGCCCGGTATCGCGCCCGTGGCGGTGTAGATTATCTCCCCGCATCCGCTGATCCAGTTGATCAGCACCCATGCGAAGACGAGGCCGACTATCGCGCCCATTGCGATCTGGCCTATGACCTCGGCCACGGTCGTGCGCGTGGCGTTGTCGTGGTGTCGTTGTTGTTCGTACATGTGCGTGTCTCCTTCGTTGGCACAAAAAAAAGCCCCACACGCGTGAGCGTGCAGGGCTGTGAGGCAGGTGTGCGGGTGATTAGCTGCGAGCGCGAGCGAAGGCGTTCAGGAACGCCGCTTGTGCGGCCTCGTCCATGCTCGCGAGTTGCTTCGCAAACGCGTTGAGGTCTGGCGTCGCGTCAGCCTTCGGCTTTGGCGCGGCCTTGGCTTTGGCCTTGGCCTTCGGCTTCGCAGGTGCAGACGCGGGTGCGTTCGCGGCCTTGACCGCCGCCCACGCTTGCGATTTGGCTTCGCCAATCGCGGCGTATGCGTTGACGCGCAAGTTGTCGCCTTCGGCCATCGCCTTCGCGAGGTTGACCCAACGCACGCGCTTGGAAGTCTTCGACTTCGCGACCACCTGTGCGTGGATGTCTTTCTTCGCTTGCGCGGACTTCGTAGAAGTCCATGCGGCTGCGTGATCGCGTGAGGTTGCGAGCGTTGTGATATCTAATTTTGCCATGGTGAAGTTCTCCTGTGCGCGGATGAATACGCGGCGTGCGCTGCGCAGGACGCATCGCCGGAAGGCTGATCGGCAGTGACCAACCTCGCCCCATAAGTCCCTTCGGGATACACACGCGTGGATGCGGACGATGGTCGGCGGCTCTCTGAGCTAAGATGTTGAAAAGACTAGCGATGGGGTTTTTAACCCCATTGTGCGTAGGCACGGAGAGAGTTCGCGTGAAACGTCTGCACACACGAGGCCAGAAACTCCCCTACATGGGGAGCAAAAACCCTGCAAAATCAGCGGTTTGGGTCGCTCTGCGACCTGCATGTGACACAGACGTGCGCCGCAGGCGGGGGGCGGGGGGTCGTCCCGCCGGAGGGTCGCGCGCGTTGTATGTCACCTCCCCTACCCAAAAAGTAAGCGGAGCAAAAAATGAAAACGTCTAACAGGTACGACAGCCGCCGGGCCGAAATAGTATGTAAGACATGTGGAGAAAAGTTTGTGACGCGCAAAAGTCACGAGAACCGAGCAAGTTATTGCTCCATGCGTTGCAGAAAGACGTCAACAGAAGTGAAAAAGATGAAGACAGCCGTAGCAAATCTCGAAAAGCACAACCTAACCCCTGCGCAATCCGCGCAAATACGTGGCCAGATCGCGCGTTTCGTAGGCGATCAGATCACAGTGGCCAACGAAGTCGTAATGAACGGCAAGGAGTGGTCTCCAACGCAGGCTCGCGTCTTTGGAATGCTACTTAACAAGGTCGTTCCAGACCTAAACGCTTCATACGTCCAGCACGAACACCAAGTGAAGAACCTAACGGAGATGTCACGCGAAGAACTCGAAGCAATCGCGTCTGGCATTAACACTATTGAAGGGGAGATTATAGAAGATGCTGATTAAGAACCGCCAAAAAGACAGCATACCGTCAGAACTTAACCTATCCGAGTTCGGCCACGCCATGTCGCAAGTCGATCTGTCCGCAGTCCCGCCAGAAAAGCGCAAGGCTGCGATCTTCGACCACTTTATGACGGTCATGGCTGGCAGCATTCGCGATCCAGAGACGAAGTTCGAAATTCTGATGTCTCAACGGCTGCGCCGCAAGAATGTCTAGCCCCACCAAGCGCGAGGTCGCCCGATACCTCCTCCGCCTACGCGACGCATCTGACAGTTTCGAGGGTTTTGTCCGCCTGATGTACCCGGACTGGGAACTCGCAGACTTTCAACTCGAACTTATCGACGCCCTAGACAAGCTAGAGCGCGGCACACTTGGCGTAGACAACCTCCTCATCACAATGCCGCCACGCCACGCCAAATCCACTTTTGGCACAGTCCTCTTCCCATCCTATTACATGGCTAAGAACCCTCAACGCTACACGATGTCTTGTTCCTACAACAGCCAACTGGCCACAGACTTCGGCAGACAAATCCGAGCGGTCGTAGAGGACAAGGCAATCCCGCAAGCCTTCCCTGATTTCCACCTTTCCCAAGACAGCCGCGCCGCAGACGTCTGGCGCACAGAAGAGGGCGGAGCATATTTCGCGGTCGGCATTGGCGGCACCACATCTGGCCGTCCTGCCAACCTCCTGCTCGTCGACGACCCCATAAAAGCTCGCGAAGACGCGGAAAGCATGACCCAGCGCAACAAGACGTGGAACTATTACACCTCTGCCCTAGCCACCCGCCTTCAACCCGAAAGCAACGGCACCAAGCCAAAGCAGATCATCATCCTTACACGCTGGCATCCAGACGACCTAGCAGGCCGCTTACAACAAACAGAAGACTGGGCTGAAGGCAGGTGGCACCACATCAACTTCCCTGCCATCAAGCAGGTAAACAGCGGCAAAATCCGCCGCAATCACTTGCCCGAAGACCACCCGAAGTATCTCCCGACCAAAGAGATCAACTCGGTATCCAATGCCAAGCGCACAATCTACGAAACCAAGGAGGCTCCCCTCTGGCCTTCACGCTTTCCGCTCGAAGACCTCAAGCGGCGCGAACGTCTTAACCCGCGCGAGTTCGCATCACTCTATCAGCAACAGCCATTCATTGAGGGTGGTAACTTAATCAAGACGGAGTGGTGGCAGAAGTACCCATCCGACCTCTCGCCAGAAAACTTCTCCACTCTAATCATTGCAGTAGACACGGCCTTCAAGAAAACCGAAACAGCAGACTACTCAGTAGCTGTCGTCGCTGGCATGGATAGGAACGGCGACATTTACATCGTCGACATCATGCGCGGCAAGTACGACTTCCCCGAGCTCAAGCAACGCCTGATCCGCTTAAACAACCGCTGGCGCGGTCGCGGCTTACGCGCGATGTACATCGAGGACAAAGCCTCTGGCCAGTCTCTCATCCAAGAACTCAAGCGCGAGAGCGGCATGGCCGTAATCCCCTACAAAGTAGTCCACGACAAGGTCGCACGCGTCAACGCCATCCTGCCAATAATCGAGGGCGGACGCGTCTTTATTCCAGACACTTCCGACTGGCTAGACCCATTCATTGACGAGTGCGTAACATTTCCGGGCGGCAACCACGACGACCAAGTCGACGCCGCCACTATGGCCATCGACATTTTGTCACGAACTTCCATCAGCCCTGAAGCGTGGTCACTACACGCAGACGCGAGCCAATCTCTTAACAACCACGACATTTCTGCATTCGGGAAATCCTTAAAAACCCGCGTCGGTCACGCCATTCCAAAATGGACAGGCTGGGGTTTGTAGGGACGACCAACCACACAACAGAAGGTATCTTTAGTCCATGAGCGTAAATGGCCCCAAAGCACGTACAACAGCATCAGGTTCCGCCTATCGCAGCGCGGAATACACCGCTGGCCCTAACGAGGGTGTAGTTGTCGATCTCTCTGAGTTCGCCGACCAGCTTGTTGCATATGAAGACATCTCGCACCTTCTCAACGATGAGCAGGAGCGTCGCATTGTCGACTATGTAAAGTCGATGGTCGACATGTCCTATCACAAGATTAGGAAACGCTATGACCATTGGAAGGAAGCTGATCGCGCTCACGATGTATATGTTCGGCCAGACGCGACAGACTTCAGAGAAAAAGCAGTCATCGCCGACACCCGCGCCATTGCGGATACAGTCCTCACATATCTTATGGCCGCACTTTCTGGCCGTAACCCCATGTTCCAGCTTGAAGGTCTCAACCGAAAGTCCCGACAGTCCTCGCTTATATTGGAGCGTGTTTTACATCAGCAGATGCGGCGAACCGCCGGAGAGGCACGTCTGGCACAGCTATTATTGGACAGCATACGCTATGGCTTCGCTCCGACGAAGGTCGTCTGGGACGCCAAGTCAAACCAGAACCAAATAGTCAACTTCGATCCCCGCCGCTGTTTTCCTGACCCCCGTGTAAACTGGGGCGACTGGGAGAACATGCAGTACATTGTTTTCTCCGACTACTCTAGCTTCAACAGCCTTCTCTACTCTGGCATGTACCCAAAGCTAAAGAAGTTCCCTGCCCTGCGTCACAAGGTTTCGCCTCCCAGAAATGCTTGGAACGCACATAAGTGGCATCAGGAAGAAGGGCGGGGTCTTTCCATAGACCCTGCCAGTCCTAATCAGCGCGAGCGCATGGATCACGCTTACTTCACGCTTGGCGACAGCCGCGTAGTAGACGAGGCGTGGGTTCGTCTTTCTGGCCATGAGATTGGCATTCCAGCAATCGACCAAATCTTTCTTGTAGTCACAATCCTCGATGAGAACGTAGTCCTGCGCTTCCAACTCAACCCATACGGCCAGCAGTTTCCGACGGTCATTGGCGGTTTATACCAAGACCAGCACAAAACTTACGGCCAATCCCTTTACGACCTCATTCTACCGATGCACGACATCGCCACTTATCTTATGCGCTCTCGCATCGACAACATCAGCGCAGCCCTCAACAACCTTATCTTTGTTGACCCGACCCAAGTGTCAGTCCCAGACTTGATCGACCGCAATCCATGGGGTGTAGTCCGCACCTTGCCCGGTAGTAAACCGGGCGACGGCGTCTTTATTGCACAAGTCCCAGACGTAACGCGCGGTCACTTCAACGACATTGGTGCAATGTCTGAACTCAAGCAGCGCGTCAGCGCAGCGTCCGACGCCCAGCAGGGCATGCCCACCTCAGACGGCATACGCACGGCCACAGAAATACAACGCCTAACACAACTTGGCTCCCAGCGTCTTGGCGTCTTGGCTCGTATTATGTCTGCCACAACGATCCGCCCGATGGTCAGAATGATGACGGCCAACATTCAAGACAGCCTATCCATGCAAGGCTCCATAAAGATAGACCAGCAGAACATGCCCAACCAACTCGCAAGCATGGTTGAGGACGGCTACCTAGATTACGACGTGCAAAAAAATCTACAGGGTGACATCGACTATCTCGTGATAGACGGCACGCTCCCTCTCGAACCGACGCGCAATGCCGAAACATGGATGAACATGCTTCAGATCATGTCTCAGACTGGTTTGAACATGGAATACAACGCTGGCCAGATTGCAGAAGAGGCAATCCGCGCGATGGGCATTACAGATTTAGACCGCTTCCGCGTTTCCAAAGAGCAGCTACAGCAAGAGGGGCCAAGTCCCAGCCAGCAGATGCAGCTTATGGAGAAGATGCGCGGTGCATCCGTACAACCACAAGGTGATGTCCAGAACGAAGTTCAGAAGGGCAACCTAATACCAATGAGTGAGGCTAAGAGACGATGAGCCAGAAGAAAACCGCCCTAGCTTCCACAATAGATCAGAAGGTCGTTGACTATGTCAGCGAGGTTGAGCGCGTACAGCAGCGCGATTTAGACGTTCGCGATGAGCAGCGCACCTCTGAAGTTGACGCCCTTAAATCTCAGATCGAAGAGATGCGCCAACGTATCTCAGAACTTGAAGGTCTAACGAACACAACCGCATTGGACGACAAGTACACGCTTACTAAGGCAAAGTTAGTACGTCTGATGAAAGACATGGGGTATTATGACTGATGGGTATTACGCGTCCTACAGGTGAACAGTTAAGGTTTCGGAGCGCAACGACAGGCGACCACATTCTTGACACGTATATGGAGAACTCAGAGAAGGGTAGCCGCACGCTCCCTGATTTGATGGACGACCTGTTTGACGGCAGCGGCGTTTTCCGCGCCGCCAACTTTGAGTTCCGCTTTGACGAGACCACAGACAAAATCCAGTTCCGCGCAGGCAACTTCGCCAACAGCAACGCTGGCTGGACGGACATCACCACTTTCTTCAATATCACTGGCACCTTCAACGCATCGACCACCTACAATAACTTTGACCTTATCACGCTTACAAACAAGGACGTTTACATCGTCCATGGCCTTTCATCCGGCACAACATTCGCGGACGAAGCGGCGGTTATCGCATCTGCCAATACAGACAAGCTCGTAGACGTATCCGAAGCTAGAGACTGGGCATCCAAGACTGACGGCCAAGTTGTCAGCACAGACTATTCATCAAAAGCCTACGCAGTTGGCGGCACTGGCATTGACACCACAACAGGTTCCGCAAAAGACTGGGCGATCAAAACCTCTAGCACAGTCGGCAATACTGGCGAATACTCAGCCAAATATTGGGCAACCAGTACAGCAGTCACGACAGTTTCGTCTGGCATTGCGAACATCAACACAGTTGCAGCCGCAATCGCGAGCGTAAACACCACTGCTGCGAACATATCGAACGTAAACACGGTCGCTGGCATATCCGCAGACGTCACAACTGTGGCAAACATAGACGGCAACGTCTCTACAGTTGCTGGCATTTCAGCGAACACAACCACAGTCGCAGGCATTGCATCGAACGTCACCACAGTCGCGGGTGTTGCAACAAATGTAACAACAGTTTCTGGCATTGCATCCAATGTCACGACTGTCGCAAACAACAACACCAACGTCACGACTGTCGCTACCAACGTGGCAGACGTGAACACGGTTGCAGGCGAGATTAACAACAACAACTTACAGACGGTGGCCAACGACATCGCCGCAGTTATCACACTTGCAGACGACCTTAACGAAGCCACGTCAGAGATCGACACGGTCGCTAACTCAATCACGAACGTGGACACAGTTGGCAACGACATCGCAAACGTCAACTCGGTCGCGACCAACATCGCGAACGTAAACACGTCTGCAACCAATATCGCCAACGTCAACACAGTTGCAGGCATCAGCGCGAACGTCACAACTGTGGCAGGCATAAGCGCAGACGTAACCACAGCCGCC